AATCAATAAGGCCGGGGCGGCCAACACCTGTATAAGTAGACAGTATTGTTCCACAAAGATCGGAGATCGCCTACCCCTGATTTTCTATTTCTGCTGCAGCTCGTCGCAACAAGCCCTCTAACGCGGCCTTTACCGTTTGTCGGCGGACCTCGTCGCGGTTGCCGGGGAAGTGCTGCAACTCGGCCGTCAGCTCGTCACCAACGCCAAAGGCCAACCATACAGTGCCCACCGGTTTGTCCGGCGAACCACCGTCCGGCCCCGCCACGCCGCTGACCGCTACGGCAAATCGCGCGAGGCTTTTTTCCTGTGCGCCACGGACCATCGCCTCCACCACTTCCTGGCTGACCGCGCCGACTTTTGGAAACAACGTTTCCGGCACATTCAACTGCCGGGTCTTCTGGCGGTTGGAATACGTGACGTAACCCGCCTCGAACCAGGCCGAGCTTCCCGGGACCCGCGTGATGGCTTCCGCGATACCGCCGCCGGTGCAGGACTCGGCCGTGGTGACATGCGCATTGAGCACCTGCAAGCGGCGACCCAGTTCGGCAGCCAATTGAGTGATTTCCTTCACGGTCGTCTCCAGAAGTGGGCGGGGATTTGCCTACCCTACAGGAGCAAATCGCTCATGCAAGCGACAGACTGGAACAAGAGATTAACGGGCGACCGCGCGCACATAGGCCTGACAGGCGCGCAAGGCAATCAGGGCGTTGTCTCCGTCATCGGTGATGCCGATAATTCGCTGAGCATGCGCCGGGTCAAGTCGGGCTCGCGTGGCTGCATGAACCACGCTGCCGGCGGGGGCGGAGGCTGGCATTGTGCAGCCACTGGTGGACTCGGTGGCGTCGAGAAGGACTGACAACCGCACATCAGCAGTGGCCAGGCGGTCGCGCAGAGCAGCCTGGTGACGTTGGGCATCGCTTAACTCCCGCGCATGGTGTTGGTCACTGGCGTTGAGCTGTTGCTCAAGGGCCAGCCGTTTGGCGTGTTCAGCCTGCTGTTGATGCAAGGCTGCCTGGCTTTGCGCAGATAACGCCTGCGCCTGCGCCATCAACACATGTTCAAGCTGCGCAGCATGGCGCCAGGCCTGCACCTGCCAGGTCAGCGCCACCAGCAAGCACGCGCCGATGAGGCGGCATACGCCTAAGAAGCGCATAACACCGCCTTCGCCCGCGCCCACAAGCGTAAACGGTCTTCCAGGCCATTGAGCCCGCCGTTGATACGCCGCGTGATGGTGGTGAACTGATCCTTATCCGCCAGCTCGTTCAGGCCATTGCTCTGCCAGAACCAGGCGGCGGACTCGGCGGCCCATTGGGGTTGCTCCAGCAACACCGGCTCACGCAATAATCGTTCATCACCGAACAGCACCTGGCTGCAAGCTAGGTAATTGCGCCGACCGGTGATCTGGATCAGCCCCCGGCCTCGGTACTTTTGGCCATCGCCATCCGGCTCGGGCGTGTTGCCCAAGCGCGCAGCCAATGCACCGGTATCGTACTTGCTCAAATAGGCGTCACTGCCGAGTTCGCGCACGTAGTGCAGTTCGCCGGACTCGTGGCCGATCTGCGCGAGAAAAGCAGCGGCACGTCGCACGCTGTTGATTTCGTAACGCATGAAAGCCGCATTCAACGCGGGTAAAAAAAGGCCCGCTACACGGCGGGCTCCTGGCATGATTTGAATCAATTGAGGCTGAGTTATCACCACCACACTCACCTTGAACCCCCGCTAGGTGGACAAACCACCGGCCGTGATCGAACTGCGATACCCCGTCACCGGGTCGCCCACATTGATGACCTTGGTTATCGACCATTGCCCCTGCATGTACGCCGGCCAGGTGTCGTCCAGGCGCAACAGCCCTTCGGCGGCCAACAACGGGTTGCCGGGGCAATCGATCAACAGCTCCAGCCCCTCCCGTCCCACACGGCGCAACTCACCTTCGGCGACGGCACGCGCTTCTTCTTCGTTCTGACACCGCTGGCGCACGGTCTTGAACGGCGCCACCCCGATCTCAACCACGTGCTGCTTGCCCCCGGCAACATCCCACCAGGTGACACGGCTGCCCCCGTATTTGGAGCGCGTGTTGTCGTTGAGCGTGGCGGTGATGAAGGCGTGGTCACCGGGGCGGTTGTCCTGTGTCACGGACAATTTCACCTCCGGCAGTTGTTGAAGGGACAGCGATTTGACTTGCCCGGCCTCTGCCAGCACATACAGTTCGTTGAACGGTTTGGTCACCGCGCTATAGCGCCTGGCCAGACGCGTGATAAACGCCATATCGCTTTCGTTGGATTGGTCGATGTGGGCAATCGGAATGCCCTCCAACGACGGCGCCACACGCGGTGAAAAACCATGCCGGCCGACCAATTGCCGAAACAGCGCCCCCAGGGTGGTAGGCCCATAACTGGCGGAACGACGTTGACGGTAGCCGTGAGGGTCGCCCACGCTGAACGGCGCGGCCGTCGCCACGATCATCAGGCGCATGGGAAACAGCACGGGGGTTCGCTGGGTAATGACGAACTCGCCCTTCTCTACCAGCCCCGACTCCGAGTACCCCACGCGCATGCCGACCTTGCCGCTCAAGCTTGGCAGGCCTTCAAGGCCTTCGATATTGAGCGTCAGTTCCAGCCGGTCAGACTCTATGCCCGCCGCGTCAGTGTGACTCCAACGCATGATGCGTTGATTGAGCAACGCCGCGTTGGCGCCGTAAAACTCCACGATCGGCGTAAATCCCTGTGCCATAAAACCTCCTCAATCCCATGCCAGAACAGGCTGCAACGCAGTCGGCCGCGATTGCATTTCAGGCACGCTCACCCACACACCGGCCGGAAGCACCGGACCGTACTCGGCAAGGGCCGGGTTCAGGCGCCACAGGGTTTCTTCGGCGCCATCATCGCAACGCCCAAGCTCGCGGTAGAGCAGCAGGTTGACCGAATCACCGGCGATACTTCGCACTCTACGCATTGACGAATTCCTCCAGCTCAAGGCTCCAGGTCATGACCATGGCGGTGCCGTCATCGATCACATTGTTCTGGGTTTCCATCACCGAGTTGATCCGCCACAAGCCCCAGTTACGGCCGATCCCATCCACCAGCGGCAACGGCGTGCGCTGATTTTGCAGCGCGCGCAATTCATCCAGTCGCTGCATACCGATGCCGTACATGGCCGTGCCACTGAACGTAAGTTTTTCCAGCTTCTGACCGCTCTGCCGCGACTGCGGCTTGCTGGCGATTATCGCCAGGTCGCTCCAGCCGCCGTCGCTGCTACGGGCCAACGTGGAATAGGCAAACCCTCGGGAGAGGCCAAAAATAAAGGCGCCCAGTACCATTTGCTGTCGCATCAATCACCTCCTGGATCGGCCAAAGCCGCGTTGCGCCGGATCCCCAACGCATCGGTGAGCATCGGCACACATTGGAATTGCAGGGCCTGGATAACCTGGTTGACCACCTGCTGTGCGTCGGCAGGATTGACCCCGGTGATCTGGATACTGGGGGCGATCGAGACTTGAACGTTGTCCGGGCGTGCATGGTTGAGTTCTTTGCTGACCGCGTTCGGTGACGGCAAGCGATCACTCGAACCAAACAGTTTGTCTCCCAACCAGGCGCCCGCCTCACTGCCCAGCAGACCACCGATCGCGCCGCCGACGGCAGTGCCTACGCCGGGTAAAACCAGAGTGCCGATGGCTGCGCCGGCAGAGGCGCCAGCCCAGGCTCCACCGGCGGTACTCAGGCCGGAACCGATGGCGTTGGCATCGCCGTGGCGCACGCCCTGGATCACGTCCAGGGCGGCTTCGGCGGTTCTCAAGGGGGCGAGCCGCCGGATGCCGACGGTTCCGAGCGTGGCAACGGTATCGGTCAAGGCACCCGAGGGGCCGTTTGGCAGGCTGAGCCTTGGCGCTGCGACGCTTGCCCCGGCAAAGGACTGAAAGCCTTGCGAGGTCACACCCCACTGAATGCCTGGTGGCGAGCCACCCAGGGCCTGGCGGGCTTGCCCGAACAGGTTAAGTAAGCCTGAACCACGCCCACCGATTTTTTTGCGACCTTTGATCTTCTTGCTGATCGGGTCCAGGAGCCCATCAATGGCCTTTTCTGCGAGTTTGCCTTTCAGCGCATCCCACAATTCGCCGCCAACAGCCTTGACCATGCCCATCACAGCCCCCTCAGCGGGCGCCTTGGGTTCATCTTTCAACGCACTCGTGGCGACATCAGCCGCCCTGGGCGCCAGGGAATCGCTGTTGATGAACAACGTACTGTTAAGCGTCTCCAACGTCTCGCGCAGTCGCACTTGCTCTTGGGTCAAGGCGTTGATGTCCACACTGAGTGTGACCAGCGTAGAGCGCAGCTCCAACTGTGGCTGCGAGGCAGCCTCCAGGCTCACAGGTGCCGCGGCACTGGCGGAAAACGGTGCGAGCACATTGCCGAGATCGGCCTCGCCGATCATCCAGCGGAAGTCCTCCTGGGCGAGCTTGATCCCATATTTAGTTTCCTGCATCCCGCTCTACTCCTGTTTAACCCCAAGGCGAGTGATCGCGATGTCGTAGCGGCGCAACGCTTTGGCGGCATCCCAGTCGAGGATCTCCGCTTCAGTTACCGAGTAAACCAGCGGCACCACATCGAGGATCACTTCGATGTCGCGTTGCGAAAGAAGGCCGCCGGTTGATTTAAAAAATCGTCGATGCGCGCCTGCAGTTCGGTCCAGTCGGGCACGGTCAAGCCGGCAAGATCAGGGATCATCAAGCCACTGCAGTGAGCGGTGATGAACTCGGCGCGCTCTTTGTTGGTGGCGAGTTTTTTCATCACCTTGGTCGCGCGCAGGGCGGGCATTTCCAAGGACAACTCGGTAAAGGTACGGCCGGCAGCATCGAGGGGCAGCAGCAAGTGGACGGGCTGGTCGTGGCCCGATTCCGCCGGCGTGCCGAGGAAAAACGACGCGGGACGTGTCGACATCTCGTGTACGTATTGGGCAATGGTTACGTAGTCCGGGCGCTTGAGTTGGTCGAGCTCTTTTTCCGACAGGCCGGTGGCGAGTTTCGCCAGTTCGAAGAACTGGTCGTCCTCGTCATCACCGGCCCGGGCCAGCGCTTCTTTTTGCGCGGCGTAGTACAGCGGCTTGAGTTGCACCTGTTCGATCGTCGCGCCGGTGTCGGCGTTGATCGGCGAGAGCAGGCGGTGCAGCGGTGGCATCCAGGCCATGGGGCAGCTCCTTGGTGAAGTAGGGGGGGCGAGCGAACCCGCCCCCGGGGGATTACGGCATCAGCACGGCGCGGCGGGCATCGCCGAGAATGTCGACGCCGTTGAGCACGAACTTCTGGGTGCGCACGTCGATGTCGATCACCGGAATGCCGTTTTCCAGGCGGTTGTAGGTGCGGCAGGACAGCTCCAGCGTGGTGGTGGCCTTGGTATTCATCACCATCGCCGCCTCGCTCAAGGATTTGAGCTTGCCGCCAACGGTGTGGTAGGTGAAATAAGTCTTGCCGTCCTGATCCTGGCCGGCTTCACGCACGTTGAGCAGGATGTCATCGCCCAGGCGCACGCCCAGCGCCAGCATGATTTCCGGGCCGGCACCTTGCAGAATCAAGGTGGCGGTCAAAGGCTTGCCACTCTTGGCCATTTCTTCGGCAATGAAACGGCCGCCGGTCATGGCTTCCATTTCGAACTCGATCTTCGGCGGCGTGAAGGAGTCCACCGTCGCGGACAACGGCAGGCCTTGAAGGGTGGCCGCAATGGCCTGTCTGACTCGGTTGGTAAACATTAGAGAACGTCCTCCAGGAACTGCTCGATGATTTCATCGCGGGCATTGAGTTGATAAATCATGTGTTCGTTTGGCGCGTAGCGGCCGTAGTCGATGACGATGAACCAGGTGCCGTTCTTGTACTTCTCGACACTGTTCAATTCCGGGTGCAGGTACACGCTGCCGCCGGGAATGGTTTCGTCGGCGACCAGGGTTTGCAGCCAATCGTTGATGCGCTTGACCTCCTGATCCATAAAAGACTTGGTGAGGTTCTTGGCCATGGCTTTCTGGCCGGCCTTGACCAGCTTGCGGCTGATGGCGTCTTCGAGGCCGACGTAACTGATGAACTTGCCGGTGATGGAGCGGTTACCCAGCAGCGAGAAACCGCCGAGAATGGTGCGGGCGTAGTAGCTCACGCCATAACGGTTGAGCAGGTCGCCTTCGGTCGAAGTGTCGAGGATGTTGTACTCAACCACGCGGGAAACGTCCTCGGCGAACGTCACCTGATTGCCCGGGCTTTCCCATTGCTTGACCTTGGCCAGCGCCGCGATAGCCAGGGACGATGGCGCGAGGAACACGTTCTTCTTCGCCGCCTTGGAGTACACCGACGGCATGTTGTGCACCAGCAGGCAACGGTCGAAGCCCAGGTCGGCACCGCCCAGTTCGCCGCTGTAGGTCACCTGGTCGGCAACGCTTGCGTCTTTGCCGTCCAGCACCACGCGGGCCTTGATGCGCTTGCCGAACGAGGCGAACTCGCCGGCGACAGCCTTGGTACCGGTGAAGCCCGGAGCCCCGATGATAGTCAGGTCTTCCGGCACGCTGGCCAGTGCAGCCAGGCCCAGCTTGCGACCGGTAACCGGCTCGTCACCGCCGATTACATTGTTGAGGGTATCCGCCGGAGTGGCGCCCTCCTCTACGATCACCACATAGACCGGCACCTTGACCACCTTGAGGATCTGGTACACCGCGTGGAACAACGTGCCCGACTCGGTACCGGTGGGGTCCAGCAGTGCCTGGGTGGTGAAACTGTTGATACGGAACGGCGCGTTTTTCGGGATCGACGCATGGGCCTTCGGCGCAGTGCCGACCAGGCCAATCACGTTGTCACCCAGGCCACCCATGGCCTCGGGAGATTCAGTGGCATTCACGGTGATGCCGTTGTGCTCGAAGTTCAGAACCTCAGCCATGGTTATTCAGCCTTCTTGGTAGTGGCCTTTTTGGCCGGGGTGGTGTTAAGGACGCTGGTGAGTTCCAGACGGCCAGCGGTGCGCAGGGCGGATGCTTCAACGTCCAGCAACTCCAATCCCTGACCGACGGAGGACCAATGGCCGGCGCCGCTGGGGAATGGGATGAGGACGGTGTAGGTTTGGCGGGTGGGCATAGGTAGGATCTCCAGGCACAAAAAAGCCGCTCAAGGCGGCGGGTATCAGATCGGGAAAGAAAACGCCCCGTCAGTGCGGGGCGTTTATTCGGATTGCTCGGCGATCCAAGGTGGGGCTATGGGCCGATGCCTGCTATCTGGAAAGTCGGGCGATTGGGGCCAGTTGCGCAGGGACTGCATATAGGCCAGCAACTCTGCGAACTGCTCGGCGGACAATGTCGTTTCTCCGCCAAATTCCTGCTCGTCACGGTGACGTTCGCGCAGCCATATGACGGCAGCCAACTCAGCACCGCGCCACTCACGTTCGAACGTTGCGGGATCTTTAAGAAAGTCAACTTTGGAGCGCTTTGATAGAACCCCAGCGTCGCTCACATGCCAAGTGCAGCCAATGTCCTGTGTAACTTCATACCAGAGTTCGCCATCCATCAAGACGGCACCTAACGGGATTTCATGCACCCCCTCAATCAAGTGTGCAATCACTTCTCGATCGTCATTCAAAGCTAGAAACTTGCGCATTGCGCCCCCTCAATAACCAAAGCAAAAGAAATAGTAAAGATTCGCAGTGCCCGATACATCAGGTGTGTAATGCGGACGGTTGTTGATGGTGATCTGACTCAGTGTTGTTGATACGGTGGCCGAGTTATTACCTTGGGTTCGACGAAAAGCCCCCGGACAAATCGCGGCAGTAGGGAAAGGCACGGTGTAATTGAACGTAGCTGCCGTAGCGTTAGGAATCTCAGGCGTTGATCCCCACTGAATAATCCAGCCACCCAGCCAAGTTGGAAAAATAATCGCTCCGTTGACTCCCTTAATGAACTGGAAGCCGAACCGCATTTTCTTCGGAGTTACGATAGTCGCGTCATCTGTTCCGGTATCCGTCAACGGCTGTGTTGCGACTTTTGCCGTACCCTGATTGATTTCCGTAGACTGCGACGTGAAAGGTACCAGCGCCGCAATATCGATGTTTCCTTGATTAATTGGAGCGTTCCAAGCTTTGATACACCACATAACTGTCATGTTTCGGGGACGCATCACCCCTAAACCTATGTTCTGTATTGTTTGGGTCCCGTTACCGAAAACAACATAACTCGTCGGATAGCTGCTTTGCACAACCGAGTCCAAACCATGAGCACTCGCAGCACCAGCATCGAGCCCTGTATGCCAAAGACCTGAAGTTGCCGGGCTATCAGAGCTGTAGTCAAAAGTCTGCAATGTACCTTTTTGCGAACTACCAATGAGGCGCCCTGAATCTACGCCACGCCCATGATCCCAACCCCTAAGAAACTCGCCACGATAATCAGGAAGCCGAAAGAAACCAATCGACTCACCACCTGTGTTGAATGTGGAACCAAGGTACGCAGCTAAGTCGGGATATGTCGCACTACTTTGTACACTGCCGTCTAGTTCCAAATATCCAATTGGTACTGTTGCGATGGGGAAGGAGACAATTGAGCCAACCGGGATCGCCGACTTAAGCGCATCTAACTCGCGAACAAGCGCCGCTACGTCAATATTTCCCTGATTGATTGGCGCATTCCAAGCCTTGATGCACCACATCACAGCCAAGTTACGCGGACGTGTTTCACTCCCGCCTGCCCCACCAGTAATATGACCCGTTTGCGAAGTTGCGTTACTTTGAGCAGCTATCGTGTCGGAGACACTATTCGCTGCCCCTCCGCCCTGCATAGTGTCGTACTCATGCGTATGACTCTTGAACTGGTCAGTTTGATAGCTACCCGCTAAGCGCCCGGCATCCACACCACGCCCATGATCCCACCCACGCAAAAACTCCCCACGCGACTCTGGTAGTCGAAAATTCCCGGCGCCCTCATCCCCCTTATTGAAGGCCGTACCCAGAAACTTCGCCAAATCAGGATAGGCCGTGGCACTCTTCACGCTACCGTCAATTTCCAGGAACCCTACCGGGACTTTATCGATTGGAAACGCAACCATAGACCCCACAGGCAACGCTGAAGACTGAGCAATCAGCATCTCAATCTCAGCCTTGGTATACGTTCCCTCAGCCAACTGCCGACCCAGATAATCCATCACCCAAGCCCGAGTCGCCTTCACCACCGTGTCGTCGATCAACAACGTCACAATCGCCGCATTACTCGTCTCGAAAATCGAGCGAATATAAAACTCTTTCCCCGACCCCGACGTCGCCAACACCGGCTTATACGACTCCGGGTATTTAACGATGGCATACAAAATCCCGGTATCCGTCCACAACCCAGCTTCGCGCACATACCAGCCGCCCACATCCGACGGGATGGTGACTTCGGCCATCAACCAGTTGGCGTTTTTCTCATCCTGGAATAAAGCGTTCAACGGCCCGCGCCAGACTTCGCGTTTCAGCGCTTTTGCGCTGGCATCAGGGTTATAGACAGCGCCGTTGCCGTCGCCGACGGAGATCTGCGCCAGTTTGATCGGCACGCCGGCAGCCTTGCAGGCGGTTTCGTAGGCGATCCCCGCGTCGGTGAGCAGGGTGTAATAGTCAGCCATTTAGTGCTCCTGTGGATAAAGGGTGGTGGTTTCGACGGTGTAGAGGCCGGCCGCCATAAAGGCGCGCCCTGAGGCCTCGACCCCTGCCAGCACGTTGGGATAGATCGTGGTGAATTCGCCGCACAGCGTGGCGGCGCCGATGCTGTGGCGACCGGAGGCGCTCAGGCCCACGGAGATCGACAGGATGTCGCGCTCGCTTTTGGCGTCGGCCAGGCGGCGGTCGAGTCGGGCGTCGATGGTTTCGCTGTAGGGCAATTCGGTCCAGGCGCGTACGGCAAAGCTGTAGGGCACGCCGGGCGGTTTTTGCTCGTACCAGGCGCGCACTTCGGGGCTGAGTTGCAGGCCCTTGGCGGCGTTTTCCAGGGATTGGCGGGTGCCGGCCTGCCGGGCGGTAGGCCAAGCGAGTTTGACGGTCAGGCGTTTCTCGGCCTCGGGGGCCGTGGTGCTCCATTCGTTCACCGCGCGGTCCGCTGCCAGGTAGGGCAAGAACGCCGCCGGTGTGTGATCCGGGTCCATCAGTTGAGGGAAGGGTGGCGTCACCCGTTCCAGCAAATAGCCGAAGCCCAGGTCCAACGCCTTTTCCAGCGGTGAGCTGTTGGCAGGCAACAGGCTCGCTTTGGGTTCACTCATAGCGTACGCACCTCCACCTCGACGCCCGTGCAGTACGGAGCCTGGAATGCCGAGCTGATGATCGGCTCCAGCGGTTCGAGGATCTGCAGTTGCGCGGCGCCGGCGCTGTGGATGGCGTAGTCGATCCAGCTTGGGTCGACTCGGCCTTCCAGGCGATGGCAGGAGTCGGCGTAGGTTTGCAGCAGTTTCTGAGCAGCCACTTGGGTCAACCCCGAATCAGGACCGGCGTTGATCTTGGCGACCACACGAATTTTATAGCGCTGGATCTGTGCTCCTTGGACGGTGACGAGATCGGTTTCCGGCCTTACATCGGGTCGTGCGAAATGTCGCCGTACGCCGTCAAGCAAATCGGCAGACGCGGTGCCATCACCGTCTCTTGAAAGCACAGTGACCATCACCTCGCCGGGGGCGATGCGTCGGCCGTTGCCGTCCTTGACCTGAGCCGCATAGCCGTCCGGGTCAAAGGTATAGCTGACGGTGACCACACCCGGCGTGGCGCTTTGCACCTTGACCGACGGCCGCTCGCCCAGGGTGAACACCTCGCGGCGATATTGCATGCGCGAACCCGCAGCCGGGGCGTGTGGAGCCAGGTAGTAACGCAGGCGGGCGTCGTCGTCGCTTTCCAGCACCGGCGGCACCGGCGGGAAGGCGGCCGGGTCACCGGGGTCGAGCACCTGGCGCTCCAGGCCCATGTCGGCCAGGCGTGCATCCAGGTTGCTGCCGGTGGCCCACCACGCCAGCATCTGTTTGATGCGAGCGTTGTACTTGCGCTCGTGGGTTTGCAGGCGCACGCAAAACGCTTCCAGGGCCAGGGTCAGCAGTTCGCTTTCATTGTCGAGGCTGACCCTGAGTTTGGCCGCGCTTTGCGGCGCGCGGATGGCGACGTAGTCGACCACGAAGGCCTTGAACTCGGCCAACAAGGGTTCGAACTCATCGACAGCGATGAGGGCCGGTTCCGCCAGTTGGTTCTGGCCAGGGATCAACATGCTCATGTCACGACCTCGAAGGATTGTTGTCGGTTTTTCCAGGTGCCGGCAAAACGCAGCAACAAACCGGCGCCCTGGCGGGTGGCGACGATGACCTGGGGTTGAAAGTCGGCGATGCCGTTCTGGGCGGTGTAGAACGCCTGCGCGGCGTGGCTTTGGGCGAGGATCAACAGGTCGTCGCCGAGGTTCTGGCCGAGCAGTTGCGGGATCATCGAGCCGTACAGTGGGCGTTTCTGCCGAGTGCCCAGCGGGGTGGTCAGCGCTCGGGTGGCGCGCTGCACGAATTGCAGCCAGTCATCGACGGCTGCCCCGGTGTTCCTATCGATTCCGATCATGGCAAATCCTTATGCGCTGCTGATCACGCGGCC